ATTATAATTCCGCAAGTCGAAAGGCTCGTTTCGGATGCCCTCATATTTTTTAACCCAATTTATTATTACTCTACCGCTAACAGTCCTTATGTTTCTTTTTTCCGCAGTCAGTCCGTTAAAATACTGTTCATCATATCCCTTTTCGGCTTCAATCGGGAAGAAACAATACCCTGCTTCGTACTCAAATTCGGTTTTCAATCGGGATGCCAAAGTGTCCTTGCCAACATCGACACCGATATTGAAAAGCCATACTCCGCTCTTATTTCGCCTTGTCGGTCTTTGGATATACGAAACACCCGAACCGCCTTGACCTTTAATCGCCCAAACTCTTCGCATTTCCCTCTTTTTGCAGTATTCGTAAACCTCTTGCGTGTGGTGTCCACCGCTATCTATACAGGTTGTCATTATCTGCATTTTCAAACCATCTTCTCGTGTGTAGTCGGCAAAGAGTACATCATCAAGCATTTTCCATACTTCCTGCTTTCCTGGGTCGCCCATAAGCACTCCGTATTTGATACCCCAAGACTTCTTTTCTCTTCCCCAACCGACAATCTCGTATTCCAATCGGTTGTCCTGTGTATCGACTGCACAGGTAAGCACAACAACATCTTTCGGTACTTCGCAATTATAGGTTTTTCTTCTCCGCATAAGAATATCTTTAATATCAAGATCGCCATCCTCTTCCCAAGACAATCCCAATGAAGTATTATGCCATACCTTTAACATTTCCTTGCCCTGCCGTTTGGCTTCAAGAAAATCGGCAATTATCTCATCCCAATGCTTCCAAGGAGATGCTAATTCGTTAAGGTGAAAACCTCGTATATCTTTTATTTCGGGGTGGTCTGCAATCCACTTTATCGGTTGCCTTTTCCATACAACCTCTCGCTCAATCTTTCCGCAATGTCTGCATTTGTACCCAAGCAGAGTAAAATCCTTTGTACCGCTCTCGTGTTCAAATTTCAACTGTTCCCATTCGTATGTTTGATACTCACCACAATTCGGGCAGGCAACATTCAAATGCTCCATACTCGATGATTCGTATTCTTTTTCAATTTTGGATGCACCCTTTATGGTCGGGGTCGATACCTCAATTATTTTCCTGTTCCAAAAGGTTGTAGTACGCTTTATTGCAAGTTGCAAAGGGTCACCCTCTGCTCCTGCACTTTCGGGGAAGCGGTCAATTTCATCTGCCAATACAATCCTTATAGGTCGGGAAGCAAGGTTTGATGGTGCGTTTGCTCCAACAAAGGTTAAATGCCCACCTCTAAACTTCTTATAAAATATCGTGTTTCCGCTATCCCTGCTTTTTGCATCCGAAACTTTCTCTTTCAATGACGGTGTATCTCTTATCATAGGACTTACACGGTCTTGGGAGAAAGTCTTTGCCATCGTATCTGTCGGCAAAACATACATAATCGGTGCAGGGTCATAGTCGATATGATACCCAAGCATATTGAGTATGATTTCGGATTTACCAACCTGTGCCGAACTCATAATCACTACCTTGTAACACTTTTCATCCGAAACGGCATCCATTATCTCCTTTTGATAAGGTGCTCTGTCCGTTCTCCATTTGCCAGGCTCTGCCGATGCTTCGGGTGATAACATTCGGTAAGCATCTGCCCACTCCGAAACGGTCATATCGGGAGGAACATCAAAAGACTTTACCAATTTTTGAAATAGTCTTTTGGTGTTATTCCGTTGTTTTATTCGCTCTTTTTCTTTTGGTGTTAAATCTCTTTCCATACTCATTCTTCATCATCAGCGTATTCGCTTTCAAACTGTTCTATATCATAATTGGCTAACTCGGTTAACGCTTCCGTGACTTCCCTTTTTAAAATCGACTGTATCTCTTTGCGATCTTCCAAGCCAACAAGGGATGGTGCTACTTTTACAGGGATGGCGGTCAACTTTGATTTCACGGACATAACCATTGCATTCCAAAAATACTCAACATCTTCGGATGTGTGCATTTTCTTTTCCATCTGCAAAACTACCAATTCAGTCTTGCGTTTTTTCAACCGCTCGTGCATAAGCGATTCCGCTTCTCTACTGATTTTTAGTTTTTTAAGGTTCTCATCCTTGTTCTTTTCCCTATCCCTCAATGAGTTTATGTACTTATTGACACTCGCTTTTAGGTCATACTTACCTCGTTGTGATTTAATGGCGATTCCCTCTTTGAATAACTGACGGATTCGCCTTGTACTCAAACCCAAATATTCTGCTAATTCCGCTTCCGTTACTTCAATAATGCTCATTAAATCACCTCCAATCTACCAACTATTATTACTCATTTTGTTACAAAAAGCAACATATTTTTAAAATTGTTTCATTTTCGCAAGAAAAAAGCCATAAAAAATAGCAGTTCTATTTCCGCTTTTTTAGGAAATGCCCCTGCCTTTTGTGATAAAATTCTCTCATCCGCTCCTTTATACTCAAAATCTCTCGTTTTTCGCCCTCCAGAGCCGATATTACGGCAAATCCGATATTCTACCCCCTATATTTAAAAAAACCTCTTACGGCTAAATTACCGCCCTTTTGGTAGGAAATGCTTCCCGAAAAATTGCACTAACTAAAAAACTCTTGGGTCGTCGGCGAGCCCCGAATAAAAAAATCCTTGGGAGGACCCGCTCTTTTATCGCCCATACTCACCCTCGAATCCTATCAAATAGGGTTAATCATCTTTTTTATCTTATCTCTTTATCAAACGCACACGCTCACCCTCTTTATACTCTTTATATTTACTCTCTTTATAAAGATATATATATACTCTCTCTATATATACTCTCTCTATCCCTCTATATAGATATATAGATATATATATACTATGCTCTATATACACAGGTATATATCCCCAATATATAGTCTTATGCTCTCATATATAGCCTGTATAAGTATATAGATATATACCCCTATATTATATACCCCTAAATAGTAAGAGGGCATACAGGATAAACTGTGCCCCTCTGCTAATACCCTATAAATAAATACCCCCTCTGCAATATACCGCACCCTAAAAAACCGCTCCGTGCAATACCCCTCCACAGAAAAGGGCCTTGTAAAATATGCCCCCTTGAAATACCCCCTATGAGAAAGGGCATAGAAAAACCGCCTTGTGAAAGGCGGTCTATTGATTCGGGTTTAATTTGCGTGTCGCTATCGGCATATAACCCATTTCTACGATCTTGTACTCTGCATCAACCTTGGATGTGGCTTCGACAACCTTTTCCGTTGTTTTCTTATACCATTTGCCCCCAACCTCAACATACTTACTGCAAGTCACGATGTATTTCACCTTTGCCATTTTAACCGCCCCCTCAATAATCATCTTCGAGCATCTCTGCTACCATTCCGTATTCATCTTTCAATACCGCTTCGATTGCTTTCGCAAGGTCTTTCTTTTCAACCACCTCCGCAACCACCACTCCGTTTACCACAATATCGTAAAATCCCAACTCATCCACTACGGCTTTTAAGTCCTTAACATCCTGTAACATTTTGATTACCTCCTTGTGATTTAGGAGGGTTGCCCAAGGTTTCCGTTCGTACCGCCGTTTCCGTCTGCCGAGATTCCCTCGCTCTGCGACTTCATCCCCGACTTTGACTGTCGCTTCCTGTTTTATCCTTGGGCTTTCCCTCTTTCTATTATTTATATTCCCCAATTGTTGCGTATTGAAACATATTTTATAAAAGATTTCAAAAAGAAAGTTTTCCCTACTATCCACCGAGTTATCCACAAAACAAAAAAGGAGCGGTGTTCCGCTCCTTTTTGATCTTAATATGTGATTTTTATATGCTCAATCTTCATCATTAAAAATATCTTCTAATGTTTTTTCAATTTCTTCTTCGGTAAAGCCAATTTCTTCAAGTGTTTCTTCATACTCTGTTTCATCGGCATATTCAAGTTTTGAATAAATAAAACCCATTGCATTGTCAAACAATTCGGCTTTTCTTTCATCTGTCATTTCATCACCCTTTCCACAGGACTGTTGCCCTATGTACATATATTACCATATATGTTGCGATTTGTCAATATTTTTTGAACATAAAAAAAGAGCGGATATTACCGCTCTTTTGACTATCGAATATTGGTTATGATTGTTGCCTTTGAATACCGCCTATTGTTGCCAACCATCATTTTTAGGAAATCATCTTTTGTAAAGTCTGACAACCTAAATATTTCTTCGGGTTTCATACCTAATTGCTTACTGATTTCATCAACCGATTTTCCGCTATCCAAAAGTTCCTTAACGATGTTTTTCATCGGTTCCATTAGATGTGTACCTCTCGCACGGTTATGGGTTACTGTGCCGTACATATCTTCGGAGCGTTCTTTGTGGTCCACGATAACCACAGGAACTTTACCGCCCAATTTGGTATATAGCGGTTCTCTGCCCGAAACAGTCCATCGGTGGAATCCGTCAATAATGGTATAATCGGGTCTTACAACTATCGGTAGTGTCCATCCGTTTGTAAGGATAGATTGAACAAGCAATTTTAGGTTTTCCTCATTAACAACATTCGGGTTATAATCATTCGCCCTTAACATAGTTCGGTCAACCCATTGTAAAGAGTTTAATGGGGCAAATACATTTACCTCTTCGTGTTTAATTTCGCTCATATTATTTCTCCTTTTTGGCATCATCAAATAGTTTTGTCAGAATGGCTCTTTGTGTTCGTTTTTTGAAATCGCCAGAGCAAAGCCCCTCATATAATCGTTGGAATATCTTATCGTTCGAACTATACTGAACGGCTTTCATCATCGCATACTTATAAGAATTCGCCAACTTCTTCCAATTATCGTTATATCCGTTTTTATCATCTAAAATCTCATTGATTTTAAGTTGGAGCAGGATTCGATGGTTTTTATTATTTTCCTGCTTTTCTTCTAACTTCTTTCTGTTCCTTGTGGAGCGGTGGAACATTTCAGTATCCCAATACATTGATACCAAATATGCGTTTGGCTCTCTCCTTAAAACTCTCTCCCAAAGGTCTGGTTTGAACTCTGCGAGTTTTACTAAATGCCCACAACTATCTGCGCCAAAAAAGTTTGATATTCTCAATTTGTTTTTCGGCACACCTATCTGCCACATTTGAACATAAGTAATTGGAAAATCTAATTGATTGCGATAGATATATAACCAAACATCCTTGTCTTTCCAATCGTAAATCGGCATAACCGCTCTTTTATTATCTAACTTATCCATCTTTCTGTCCGAAAGGTTTATAAGCCTTTGTACGCTTTCGCTTGCTCGTACTCCCATTAGTTGAAGTCCGTCTTTCGTTATGCGTGGGAGAAACTTTTGATATGTATCAACACCCCTGTTTAACATAGGATGCTCTTTGATTGCGAAAGAGGGCATTTCACGAACCCAATTACCTTTTTCGTTTCTATCCCACATTATCCAAGTTTCTTCATCTACAAGAGTTCTCAAGCAATTAACTTGTACCAATTCCAAGCAATACCACTCAAATTTTACTCCAAGCATAAGGAATTTCTTTCGCCAATTTTTCACATTATCTATGACATCATCGTGCATAGATTCCTCGTCAATGAATTGTACTGTTAAGAGTGAGGGGTCAATCTTGCCCTCCTGTATCAGCGTATAAACCAAATGCCCCAAAACAAGACTATCCTTGCCACCGCTAAATGACATATAGACTTTACATCCGTTTGAAAAGGTATTTATAATTCTTTGCCGTGCAGCAGTCAAAACATCAACATTGCTCTCTTTCCTAACAATCATTTGAGATTAACTCCTTACTCTAAATAGATTTTTTGATTACAATGAGGGCATATCACATAGCGTTGTGTTTCGGCAGTAGAGGTATTCATTGGTTCTTCGGGAGCGGATGAACCATTCTGCCAATCATTCACAATTCCCCTTGCTTCCGTTTCCGCATAAGTCTGTTCAACAGGTTTCTGCTCAACACCCTCGTTACTCTTTACCTCATCGATTTGATCTTTGGAGAATGTGCCATAACTCATAACCTCCGCTTCTAACTCATCATCATCCATAATAAGAGTTTTGAGCATATCTTCATCGTAGCCAGGCACATCTATGTCACCCTCAAGGGATTTGATAAATTCCTCGATTACCTCAAAATTATCTGTACCAAGAGAAGCGATTTGGTTATCCGCAATCATCAACTTCTTTTTCTGCTTATCGGTGAGGTTGGTATATTTCAACACATCGGCTTCTTCTCTGCCCATCTCACGCATAGCGGTTACAAGTCCGTTACCGCAAAGAATAACATTGTTTTCATCAACTATAACAGGCCTTATCTGCTCGAACATTTTAAGGCTTCGTATCATTTCCTTAATCTGTTTTTGTGAGTGGTTACGAACATTCTTTTCGGGATGTTGTAACTCGCTAATTTTCATTTTTATTGTTTTCATAATTTATCTCCTTAAATGATATATGTATCAATCGCAAAACCCTCTGCGAATTGACAGTTGCTTTCATAGCCGTTTAATTCGTTAATCATAGTGGACTTCCTTATGAAGTCCACCCCTCGATTTTTGTATTTATCAATTTGAGTTTTAAAGCATTTTAACAAATCTACTTTGCCGTATATGTATTCATCAATACTCACATATAGGTTGGGTTTAAAGTCGATGGAGGAATAACTATCATAATATACAAGACTGTATTTTCTCCGTGCAGCAGACTTTACAATTTGAGCGGTGGAGCGGTGGTCTTGGTGTGAATCGTTCGGGTAATGTGTAAACACAAAATTGGGTTTGATACTATCCAAAATACCGCTTATTTCCGATACCGCATTACTGTCTGCCGTAACATATCCATCGCTATACCCAAGCATATATATATCTTTGATCTTCGCCTGTTTCACGGCTTTTAACTGTTCTTTGTTTCGGTCTATTGCCGTACCACTCAATGAACCGCCACCGCTTGTCATAAGAATAATATAAACATCGTGCCCCTCATCAATAAGCCTTAATATCGTTCCTCCGCAGGAAAACTCAATATCGTCTTGATGCGCACCTATGAATACATATCTCAAATTTTAGCAACTCCTTTTATATGCCTAATGCTTTTGCAATTTTTTTCTTTTTAGCGATTTTATTTTTAGCAAGAGTAAGCACCTCTGCATCTTCGGGCAAATGAAACTCAAACCCACCTCGTGATTTTGATAGTACATACTCGCTTGTATTGAATTGCCTTAAATCAATATCTCTTCCGAACCAACAGGACATATCCCTGTTTCTGTTCAGTCTTTTATGACCTTTGATTGAGGATTCAACATCTTTTCCAACCGCTAAATTGGGAATCGGCATCATAACATCAATGTCATTTAGCAATG